AGTTAATATGTCCGAATACCAACTTGGTCAACTGGATGCCCGAGTGCGGTCTATTGAAGAACGCAACAAACACATGGAAGCCAAAATCGACAAGATGTACGAAGTTATTACCCGTGCCGAGGGAAGCTGGCGCACATTGGTAGCCGTTGGCGCGGCCAGCGCGGCAATAGGCGCTGTTTTTGTAAAAGTCGTAGAGTATATGTTCAAACTGGACTCGTGATGTTTACCGATAAGGTTCACAAATACTGGCTGAAGTCCAAAACCGTCCTTTGGAATCTGGCCATCACTTTGGCGGGTATCTGGTCGGTGTTTGAGGGCTATGTTCCGAATCTTCGAGAGGTACTTGGCGACAAGTGGTTCGGCATCGTCATGTTTAGCATTGGCGTCATCGGTATTTGGCTTCGTATCATTACCAAAGACGCCATTGTCCCAGCAAAAAAGGCCGTAGAAAATGACCTTATCTCTCGTCCTTGAGTTACTAGGTGGAGTCCGAGCCGCGGTATTTGCGCTCCTCGCCTTTCTTCTTTTAATCGGTTTTGGCGTTCAGACGTTCCGCCTGAGTAGCGCCAAGAAAGACCTGTTAGTAGCCGAAGCAAGCACGGCCAATGTGACGGCGGCCCTAAAGCAGTTGGAAGCTGAAGGTAAAGCCCAAAAAGCCCGAGCAGACAAGGCCGTGGTAGAATATGCGGAAGTCAAGATTAAACTTGACCGTGCCAAGGCGAAAGTCATAACCAAACTGGAAAAGGTCTATGTTTCTGACAAGCAAAGCCAAGAATGGGGTAGTGTGCCTGTTCCTAACGCTGTCGTTGAGCAGTTGCGCCAGCCGGCCCGTTAAGGTCGAGGTCAAGTATCAGCCGTTACCGGCTGAACTTGTCGTACTCGAAGACCCCTGTACGCTTGCCAACGACCCGAAGAACAAGGACCTTGCCGAAGCCTATTACCTGTGCTTCCTGAAGCTGGAAGCCGCCAATGCGCGGCTCAAGGCCATTAAAGAGATTACGAACTGATGGCGCTTCTGCCCCTCAAACTCCCGCCGGGCGTGTACCGCAACGGCACCGACTACCAGAGCCAAGCGCGGTTCTTTGACGCTAACCTTGTTCGGTGGTACTCCGATACGCTCCAGCCCATCAAGGGCTGGCGTAAACGTACCGAAACCCAACTGACGGGCGTTCCGCGCGCCATCCTGACGTGGCGGGCGAACAATGCCACCCGTTGGGCGGCCGTTGGAACGCACTCAAAGCTGTACGCGCTTGAAGGCGGTACGACGGTAGTGGACATCACCCCAACCGGATTTACCGCCGGTAGCGCCAACGCCACCGCGTCTGTGGGCTTTGGTACCCAAGACTTTGGCGAATACGCCTACGGCGTTGCCCGTCCGTCCACCACTACGTCTGGCTCCGTTCCGGCGTCCATGTGGCAGTTGGATACGTGGGGGGAATACCTTGTTGCTTGCGCACCGCACGACGGTAAGATTTATGAATGGACGCTTAACACCGCTAACGACGCGGTAGCCATTACCAACGCCCCGACCAGCAACAAGGGCGTCGTTGTCACGTCTGAGCGCATTATGTTTGCGCTGGGCGCCAGCGGCAACCCCCGCCTGATTAAATGGTCTGATGTCGAGGACAATACGGACTGGACGCCTTCGGCCACCAACCAAGCCGGTGATATTGAACTCCAGACCCCCGGAACGATTCAATGCGGCCGTCGTGTCCGCGCTGGTACCTTGATTCTCACCGACTGCGACGCTTGGATTGCCCAGTACCAAGGCCCGCCCTTCGTGTATGGCTTTGACCGGGTCGGTACGGCGTGTGGCGTGGTATCCGCCGGCGCTGTGGCCACCGTGGAAACCTACGCCGTCTGGATGGGCGATTCGGGCTTCTGGATTTACGACGGGTACGTCAAGCCCTTGCCGTCCACCGTGTACGATTACGTCTTCAGCGACATCAACACCGCCCAGATTTCCAAGGTCGTGGCCTTTAACAATACGGTTTTTGGCGAAGTCTGGTGGCACTACCCAAGTTCCGGCAGTAACGAGAATGACCGTTACGTGGCGTGGAACTACCGCGAAAACACTTGGACCATTGGCCAGCTTGCACGCACCGCCGGCGACGATTCGGGCGTGTTTTCCCTTCCTATGCTGGTCAGCCCTACGGGGTACGTGTACGAGCATGAAGTGGGCTTCAACTATGACGGTGCTACGCCGTACGCCGAATCCGGCCCCATCGAGGTTGGCAACGGCGACAACGTGGTGATGATGCGCCAGATTGTGCCGGACGAAAAAACCAAAGGCGACGTACAGGCTCGGGTTTATGCGAAGTTCTTCCCGAACGGTGCGGAAACGGCCTTTGGCCCTTACGCCATGGGTCTGCCTACGGACGTCCGTTTGACCGCCCGGCAAGTCCGTGTGCGCTTCGAGGGCGTACGTAACGCCGATTGGCGTGTTGGCATTATGCGTCTGGAAGGCGTCTTGGGCGGCAACCGATGAAGTTGCCCCGCCCGCCAGCCCGCTACGATGCTCGCTTTGCGGAATCCCAAAGCGCCGAGATTGAACGGGAGTTACAACGTAGCCACAAGAAAAACGAGAATATAGAACTCGGTGCTACGGCCATCATTATGACGTCCCCGAACGGCACCCGCTATAAATTAACCGTTGACAATTCAGGCGTATTAGGCACAACTGCGATATAATATGGACAACATTATCCGCGAAAATGCCGAGAACGCCCGTCCATTTATTGAGGCGGCCTTGGAATATTCAGGCGGAAGTCACAATTTTGAAGATATTGTTGACGGAATACTGTCCGGCGAAATGCAACTTTGGGCTACTGACAAAGCGGCATTAGTTACTGAAATCCACCTTTGCCCACGCAAAAAGCGGTTTCACGTCTTTCTCGCCGGCGGCGACCTTGCCGAAATCACGCGCCTTGCGCCGATACTTACCGAATGGGCCAAGGGTCAAGGGTGCCAGCAGATAACGCTTACCGGCCGTAGAGGCTGGGAACGTAGCTTCCTTCACCAAGACGGCTTTTCGACTTTGCAATATACTTTATTTAAGGATATTTGATGGGCAGTTCTAAACAAACCAATAAACAAACCGTTGACCCGCGCCTAACTAACGCGGCGCTTAATGTCTTTGGTCAAGGTCAAGCCGCCGCTAATCAACTTGGCGTACGTAATATTGCCGGCTTTACCCCAGACCAACTGGCCGCCATGGAAATGACACGTGGCGCGATTGGTACTGGCGCTGGCGCAGTCAATCAAGCCGTTGGTACTGCTGGGCAAGTCGCTGGTTTTACGCCGGGTCAAGTTCAGGGTCAATCTTTCCTGAACGCCAACATCGGCGCATACATGAACCCCTACCTTCAGAACGTAGCGGGTAATGTCATGTCCGACCTTGACCGCCAACGTCTGATGCAACAAAACCAAAACGCCGCAAGTGCGTTTCAGGCTAAAGCGTTTGGCGGTTCGCGTCAAGGCGTTTTGGAAGCCGAAACCAACCGTGCCGCGCAAGAAAACGCCGCGCGTACCCTTACCGACCTGTATTCTGGCGGGTTCAATGCCGCCGCCCAACTTGCCGGTCAAGACCTTAGCTTTGCTCAACAAGCGGCTTTGGCAAACCAGCAAGCGGGCCTTGCCGGTGCTGGCCTTAATCTGCAAGCCGCTGGCCAGTTGGGTCAGCTTGGCGGGGCGCAACAAGCCATGTCGCAAGCCGACATCGCCGCCCTCGGCAACGTCGGTTCGATGCAACAGCAACTTGCTCAAGCCACTACCGATGCCGAGCGTAACCTTATCCTTGAGAAGTTCCAGTTGCAACAAGGCGCTCTTGGTTCGCTGGCGCCGTTGGCTGGTAACGTCACATCTACCGCTAAAGTCACTCCTAGCTTCGGGCAAACCCTTGGCCAAGCCGCGCAAATCGCCGGTACGGCCATGATGTTTTCCGACCCGAGCATGAAAGAAAACGTCAAGCCGATGAAAGGCGCGTTGAAGAAACTTTCGTTCCTGAACGGTAGCACGTACAATTACATAGACGACGAAGACGAAACCCCGACTGGCGGTATCATGGCTACTGACGTCAAGAAAGTTATGCCGGGCGCTGTTAAAACTATGGATAACGGAAAGATGGCCGTTGACTACTCTAAGGTTACGGGTCTGCTGGTCGAAGCCGTTAAAGAACTGGACGACAAAGTATCTAGCAAAAAGAAAGGTAAAAAAGCATGAACTTCAACTTTCTCGGCAAGAAAGACCCGTACATGGGGATGACCGATACCGAAATGGCGTTGCTGGCCGGTAGCGGTGCGTCCAACCAGATGATGGCCAACGCCCAGATGGGGGGTATGCGTAACTTTGCTCCGGTTGATAAAATTGTCACCCAAGCCATGCCATCGCCGGCGTCTAGCGGTATGAGCATGGGCGACATGGGCCAAGGCTTGTCTGCGCTTGGCGGTATGCTTGGCGAACAGCAACAAATGGCCCCCGTTGAGTTTGCGCCAGTCCCAATGCCGCAACAAACCGCCCTGCCCAATCTTACCCCGCAACTCGCGCAGTTCGATTTCGCGGACTACCTTCGTAAACGTCAAGCCGGACTACTGTAATGGCCTATAATCCTCAGATGGAACAACTCAGGGCGTTGCAAGCCTTGACGCAACAAATTACCAACCAGTACGGCGGTGGAAATGACGTTAAGAGTGGCATATTGCAGAACGAAGCGTATGTTCAGGGCGCGCGCCAGCTAGGCTTGACTGATGCGGACATCGCCCAGACAATACGTAGCGTTCCGTGGAATGATTCGACCCGGTACATCCCGGCCCAGCCTACGTCCCAACAAGGTTTAATGGCAGACGAACTTGGCCCCGCGCCGGCTGATGCTATTTCCGGCACTATACCCGCGCCAGCCGCGCCGGCTCCGATGGCCGCACAGCCGGAAGCCCAACAAGGCCAGCCGTCGTTCTTCCAGCGCGTGGGCCAGCGCTTCGACCAAGCCGCTACGGGCGGCATTATTGACCCGACCACGCTGACCAAAGACCAGCGCCGTATTCTTCGCGGCCAACTGCTGATGAACGTCGGCGGGGCGCTGGCGCAAAACCGTCCGGTTGGCGAAGGGTTCCAACAGCAGTATAATATGCTGAATAAGCGCCAAGAAGAACAAGCTGCCAAAGCTAAAGCTGCATTGACCGAACAACAAGAAGCCACCCGCCAGCAAATATTTCAAACTTCAGATTGGAGTACGCCGGAAGGCGCGCAGAAGTTGGTACGCGATTTGGCGTCGGCGGGGTTGTACGATGACGCGATGGAAGTTACCAAAAATGTATCGCAAAAGTTCAAAGATGGCTATACGGTAATGAGCGACCCGGTTTACGGAACTATTTTGGTGGACCCGACTGGTAGATTGCCGTCGCAACAAGTTAAAATTCCGGGCGCTACGCCTCAGCCGGAAGGGATGTCAATGTATGACGCCGCCAGACTTGACCTTCAAGAACGCGAATTAGCGCTAAAAGAAGCAAAAACCGAAGCTGGTGGCGGTAAAATAGCGTGGACGCCTGTCGCTTTGCGCGATTATAGAAATGTATCAGGCGATTTGGCGGTGGCAGAGCGTGTTGATAAAACTCTTTCAGACAGCTTAAAATTATTTGATGCCGGACTTGACCTTGGCCCAGTTGCTAATGCTAAATACCAAGCCCTGAATTACGCGGGTACAAGCACCCCGCAAAGTTTGGCCTACGCTAAATTAATCGCAAATCTTTCTAAAATGCGAAA